ACAGGCTCGTACCGTTTCAGTACCGAATGGTCTGGGGGGTGTAGCTCAGTTGGTTAGAGCGATCGCCTGTCACGCAAAATCCATCTCATTTCCTACATTATTTAAACTTTAATAATGAAAGGAAAAACTACTTGTTTAAATTTACTAGGAAACATAGGAGTTTATTTGGAGTTGAAAATAAAATATTTCAGGTTGAGAATTTTAGGTTCAATTCAGGAGTACGGTACGTACCATTTATAACTCTTATATTTGTCACAACTTTAGATTTATTAAAATTTAGAGCGCTAGACAAAAAATCCTTGTCTATCTATTCCAAGTAGTTACTAAATATATATGAGCGATCTAAAAGTAACTCAAAGAAATGGTGGTTATGTTATCCAAGACTACGCTAACGGTAGAAAACAAGTCAGAGATAATCATAATAAAAAATTAATATTCAGTAATAGACGTAAGGCAGAAGCCTACGCTAAAGAGCTTACAGGAGCCATACAGCGTAAAGAAATAAAGCTTACAGATAAACATAAGCTTAAAGATAAGTTTAGAGAATATGCTGATTTCCGTATCTATAATGCCAATCAACCTGGATCTAGAGATAGTGTTGGTCATGTAAACGGCATACTTTCCTATTTCAACAAATACATAAATCCGTATTTTGCAGATGTTTATTTAGATCAAGTAGATGGAGAAGCTCTTGAGAATTTTGTAGCTAAATTGAGAGCTGCTAATGTTACTTATAAAACTTGTAAAAATCTGATTGGAACTATCCACACTTTTTTAAGATGGTGTATGTTTAAAAAATATCATCATGAATTTTCTAGTGCTTTAACTTGGAAGATAGGAAAATTTGGATCTTCTTATTTATTACCTAATAATGATGATGATCTTTATGAAAAAGAAACTTATGTTTTAAGTATAGAAGAAGCTAATAAAGTTTTAGCATACGTTAAAAGTCGAAGAGAACTATCTAGAGAAGATGCAATTACTTATGGTTTCTTTTTTGTCTTAGCTTACTTTGGTCTTAGAGCATCAGAAATTAGAGGTTTAAAAAAGAGTAGCTTTAATTTTGAAAATAATACTTTAAGCATTACAGGTGCAGCTCATAGAACAGGATATGTTAATAAAACTAAGAACAGAGGTAGTAGAAGAATAATACCTTTTACTCCAGCTCAAGCAGAACATTTCAAATGGTTTGCGGATTATATGCAAAAGTTAAGACCACATAATAAATGGTTCTTTGCTGCTAAAAGAGGAGACCAACAAATATCTGAATATTATTCTAGAAAAATTGTTTGGAAAGCTTATGAGGCAGTAGGTCTTGCAAAACTTAGATGGTACACTCAGTCTAATACAGAACAAGTTGAAGTCCTTGAGTGTAAGTTTAAAGGAGAGCCAACTAAAACTTGGAGACATTTTGTTGCTACTCACATGATTAATAACATGGAAGTATTAGGTTTAACTCCTAATGAAATTAAACAAAGACTAGGTCATACAAGATGGACAACTACAGTTGATCGTTATGGAAATCATAATGAACACTTTACTGATCAAGCAAATAGAGAAATAGCAGACAAAGCTCACAAAGCTTTAGGTTTTAACTATTAACAAAAATTGATATTTTGGAGCGGTCAGCCGATCGCTCTAAGATACCTGGCTTAGTTTTTTAGCTATAGCCAGTACCAAAAAAATATTCATTATATCTTCATGACTAATAAGAAATTAACTTTGCAAACGGTAGAAGATGAGATCGCAGAAATTGCAGCCGATCTACATACTGAACTTAGTATATTTGCACCAACTTACAAAAAAAGAAAAAACGGATTTAATGATTTAAAAGATGCTATTAAAATTAGAGTATATAAGCGTCTTATTGATTTAAGAACTAGACTTTTAAAACAATCCAAACTTAATTAATTTATTTAGATTTCTTTTTTTTCTTAACTTTCTTCTTCGGTTTGCTATTTAAAATTTTATTTTTAAGTTTTACTAGAGGACCATTCATTGCCTCATCGATATTTACTAAAGATAATTTATATTCTAATAATTTGTCTTGTCTTAATTTTTTACCATCAAGTTTTTTTCCAGCCATTAAATGATTTAATAAGTGCATACATTGATGCAGATTATAAATATCTTTGTTTGTTATTTTTTTCATTATAAGTAATTTATAATAATTGAAGCTACCATTAGCAACACTATAAGAACTATTGGTTTCATTTACCTTTATCTAATAACTCCGCCTGGAGACTTTCTCTAACTATTTCAATATCTTTTTTTAATTGAAAATTTTGTTTCTCTAATTTTCTAATCTCAACTCTTAGATCTCCATTATTTTTTAAATGGTGCGCCTCTAATACTTGAAGTCTTTTTACTTTAGCTACAGCTTCTTTTAGCTTTTGCTTTAATAATTTATTTTGGTTTGTAAGGTACTCAAGCTTATCATCTAAAGAAGCAATTATATTCTGATGCTCTTTGTCCAGGATAACTTTTTCTTTTAACTTATTAATCATTCCTCAAATACCTCAGTTGTTTGCTGCTCTGTACTCGGAGTTAATTTGGTAATCTCATTAGCTTTAGTAATAGAAACAATCTCAACATGAGTGTCTCTTAACTCTTCCTTACAAGCATCTTTAGCTTCATTCAGCTTATCCATTAATGCTGGAAAATTACTTTCATATACTCCGTAGATATAAAGATCATTGATAGCTGCTGTCACACGGGCCAGACCTTTATGCCTTTTTTCTAATCTTAATAATTTCTGATCACTCATTTTTTAAAACCTCCTTGAGTTTGTATTTTACATTTTCGATTTTAAGATCTGATATTTCTGCATCTTGAGAAGATGGATCTTTGCCTTCAATAGCTTGATCCTCATTAGCGAACTCCTCTTTTACGATGAAGTCCGCTTGTCCTGTAGTTGTCTTAATGATTTTTGGCATTTTTCAACTCCGCTATTTCTTGTTTGAGTTGGTCCACTTCTACTTGATACAGTCGAACATCGTTCTCTAGAGTAGCAATATCTCTTTGTTCAGGACTTAGTGCAGCAATCTTTTCTTCGCCAATTCTTGTAACTGATTTACCATCATCTCTGGTCCATTTAATTAATGGTTCAAAGTCAGTAAGTATTATGCTTTGTATTTGCAAACTTTTATGTTCAGTAGGTTCAAACTTTAGCATTACGCAGTAGTGTTTAGCTGCACCAGGCATTGTCTGTTCCTGTATTTCTATTTCAACATATTTACTATCTATTACTGGCATTTTCTATTCTCCTCATATTCTTTTAACCAAACTTTTTTTTTCTCATCTTCATCAATTTGATGTTCGAGTTCTTGAGCTTCAATTTTTCCTGTGAAGCCTTTGTGATATTCAATAAAGTTTGGATCTATAAGCACATCAGTTTTAATCTTAAACAGTTCAGCCATCTTTTTTAGTTTTAATGAACTAACTCCGTTCGCGCCTTTTTCATATTTTTGAATTTGCTGGAAGGTCGTTCCAATGGCTCTTCCAACTCTTGCTTGGGTGTAGCCATGTATTTTTCTAATGTACTTGATGTTGTTTCCAACGGTGGCATTAAAGGTAAGTTCTTCAGGTGTTCTTTGTCGGTTAGGCATTTAATCTCCTCTATGGTTAGGTTAAAGTATTTTTCCGTTTGTTCTTGCCAGCCAGTAAAATCATAAAGTGTAGATCTTTCTGCTGTAGCAAAGAACGCCATCGGCGGCATTTGTCGAAACACATCATCAGCTTTAATAAAAAATGCTGGAAGGTTATCTTCAAATTTTAAGTACCAGTTAGTCTGGTTAATTCTGTGAACAGGCATATCTGAACTGAATGCCTGGTAGTGTAAATAACTTGCGTATGCTTTATCGCCTTCTTTTCTTGCCATTATTTATATTCCTCCAATGGATCGGTTAATTGATTTTTTTTAAGTTGCTCTGCTAGTTTGCAGATAATTCTTTGGCTAGTCTGCGGAGTAAATCTCATTACATCTCCAAACAAAGCCAACATTTCTAAGGACCTACCGTCAATATCTGGAAGCTTATCCCAGTTCTTTTGCTGCATGGTCCACTCGATATTTTCTTCGTACATATTTTTTTCTGTTTCCATCTCAAGCGCTAACTTCTGCGCTTCAGATAATTGATTTTCAGGAGTGTTAGGAAATTTGATAACCTTATTGCTCATCTTTTTGCATTAACTCCGCCTGGTAAAGATAGTTTGCTGCATCATCGTAATTGTCTTGTTTAAAACCACCTTGAGTTCTAATAAGCTTTGCGATCACATACATGTTGGCAACAACATGACCTGGAATATTTTTATTTAGTCCAAGTAGAGAGGACCAAGCTCTACCAATATTAGTCATATTGGCATCGAATGATCCATACTCTAAATGTTTAGCTTTACGGATCTGTTTAAGCTTTTCGTTTTGCATTTTTCTCTTTGCTTTCTGCATGAGCAGAGTAGGCTGCGTTGATAAAATACGAAGCGGTCTTGGCAAGACTTTGAGGCATTTCAAACTGTTCGTCTGATAATGTTCTCAGCTTTTTATAAGTGTCCATGCTTAAAGCTATAGATTTATATTTATCCGTATCCATGATTACTCCAAGTTTGCTGGATCAAATGAAGTGTCAGCAGAATTAACTTCTAACTCTTCAACTCGGTGCATCCAGTAGTAGGTGGAACCAGCTGGTAGCTTTCCAGTACCTGATGCTTCAGCTTTGTAAGCACCAACTCTATATTTCTTGCCATCTGGTAAAGTTATTGTTCCTTTGAGGTCATAACTTTTTGGGTTTTCTTTATTAGTGTTAGGAAATACTACGCCTAACGATTTACGTTCTTTTTGGTCATCCATTATTGAATAACTCCTTTAGTCTCTAGGTTGGTTTTGATCTGGTTAAACTTTTCAAGGAACTGTTCGTAAGCATAAGCATCTTCTTGCTTAACTTTTTTCATAAGTTCTTTGTTAGTTGTTATCCATTCATTGTAAGCTCCGAGATGAGAGACTTTATCAAGCTCGGTAAGCGCTTCTGTTAGCTTCTGGTCCGATTGAACTATGGCTCCAGAAACTTCTTCAGCTGATGCAATCTTGTCATTGGTTAAGCCAAGCATAGCTAAAGCTCTTCCAACTGCAGATGTTTCAGCATTCTCTAACGCAGAAGTTTGGTTGATACGACTAGCAGCTCTAAGCTCTTCGGCTAGTCCAGTAGATACAAGTTTTCCATCAATGAATACTTCAGATCTAACGATAACTTTTTTATCGTCTTGATGAATTATATTTGATGAAATGGTAACAGCAGTTCCAAGATTTCTTCTTAAAATTCCAATCCGTAAAGCTACTGTAGCGTAATCGTTATTATGTATTTTTATAGTCGATCCATTTAACGACTTCTTAAAGTCGGTAATGGTAGAGACTAATTTATCAGCTGACATAAGTAATATCCTCCTATGATTAATGTTGTGTAGTTGATGAGTGATGGAGGCATTATTGGTTCCTCCAAATTTCTTTAGCTCTGGCCAGGTGCTTTTGACCTATGTTCCAATAGAAGTTATGGTCAAAGTTAGGCTCTACATCTTTAGCTATCTCAGATAAAATCATCTCAGGCTCTTCAAGATCTATGTATCTAGATAACAATCGCTCTTTTTTGATGCAGTTATGAATTAGTTGTTCGTAAT